TCGCGAAGGGGTGGGGGCCAAAATTCTGTCGCTGCGTGGGGCCGCAGTACTGTCGTCGGCGCAAAATATAATTTCAGCGTTTCCTGCCTTCGGCATATATAAATAATTGCAGAAAGGGCTTGACTTTTGGTAAGTGCTCGTGCGATAATACAGAGTGTGTAGGATGAATTTCGGGAAGGCCATGCCAATGGAAGAACACGGGTTTGTGGATATTTCGAAGCTTTTGCATTGCGGGGTTTATACCCTGTTGCGAAAGGGGGAAGTGGTTTATGTAGGGAAGAGTACACAGCCATTGCGGCGGATTCATAGGCATGTGCTTAATCGAGGGAAGCTTATTAAGAGAACTATCAATCCGGACGCCGGGCCAGCAGTGAATGGGAAAGGGATTAACTTTGATGGGGTTTGGTTTCTTCCGTGTATGCTAGGGCAATTGAGTACTCTTGAGAGTTTCTTCATCAAGAAATACATGCCCAAGCATAATGTACTGGGCAAGCCGAATCCGGTAATGCCGATACCGGATGACATCAAAGCCCTGCTGGCGCAGATGGTAACGATCACGGGCCTGCCTCCTCTGGAAGACAGGCCCAAGGTTTACATGCGGAGACTGTTGTGACCTTTAAGGTACAGAGCTTGAGCCCTTTTGGGATTGAATGTCTGGGCCAACTATTCGTGAATGGCCCAACGTGGGATGGCAACATCTGCACCAAGGCTGGGCGCGGGGAGCTGTTTGAAACAGGCCTCGCTTTGAGAGTGAATGGTTTCTCCTTCCTTACCGAAGAAGGGGTGAGAGCCGCAAGTGAATGGAATGTTCTTAAAGACCGAGACGACGAACGCTGGTATAAGAAGAGACATTGCTGTGACTAACCCTACTCTTCATCGTGGCAAGCTGGCCCGCACACCGAAGGTCCTTTCGGTGCGACCGCTGACGCGTGAGGATATGCGGGCGCTGCAAGCCCCGAGGCCTCCACAGAACAGGCCCCGTGCGATGCGCGAAGCACACCATCGCCTTGCGCGGATGGTCGCGGCTGGGTTTCGCGTCGAGGAAATCCTGCGCCTCACCGGCTACAGCTACAACCGTCTCCTTCAACTCCGAAAGGACCCTGCGTTCGAAGAACTGGTAACCCAGTACCGGGGTAAGGTTGATGAGGCTTGGGTTCGCTCTCAAGACGAAGTTCAGGAGACTGCGGCAGAATTGATCCGACGCAGTCTCCGACAGGTTGAAGAGCACTACGATCAGGCGGATGAGAGTGGTGAATTGATTCCATTGAAGACCCTGATTACGGTTGGGGCAGACCTTATGGATCGCTTCGGCTACGGGAAGAAATCCATCCAACGAAACGAAAACCTCGACTTCGCTGCGATGATGGAACAGATCGCTCGGGCTTCCGGGCGCAGCAACGTCATTGACGCGAAGCAAGTCTTCGGCAACCGTGGAGCGACCTTGGATGCCGAGATTCCCGCCAGTCGACTGGTGACCGGCGGGGATGATGGAGGGACAGATGGCTGACAAGGTGCTCGGCATGGCTCCCTTGGCGCTGTCTGTCCCTTCAGGCGTGCGCCCCGCGCCTACGGTGAGGCTCCCGTGCGGGGAGTGTCATCTATATCCAGGTGAAGTTTGCGATATCTGTGGGGCACGAAGTGGAACCTGAACTCGCAGAGTGGCTCGTATCTGTGAGGGATGACCCTTACGCCTTCATCATGGGCGCGTTCCCTTGGAAAGTAGCTGGCTCCCAACTTGAAGCCTTCGACGGCCCAATGCCTTGGGCCCGGGCCCAGATGGAGAGGATACGTCTGGGCCTACTTACTCCTCAAGAGGCCATTCTCGAAGCCGTCGCTTCAGGCCACGGTATTGCCAAATCTACCACCGTTTCCCAACTCATCCTTTGGGCCTTCATTACCTTCCCTGACTGTCGTGGGGTTATTACTGCAAATACTGAAATGCAGTTAAAGACCAAGACCTGGGCCGAACTCGGCAAGTGGTTCAATCTTCTGAACCCGATAATCCGCCAACACTTCGAACTGAAGGCCACCGCTCTTCTCTCCAAGGACCCCTCCCGCGAGCGCACGTGGCGCATCGATATGATCCCCTGGTCCAAGACCAACCCGCAAGCCTTTGCAGGGCTTCACAACAAAGGCAACCGCCTCATCCTTGTCTTCGACGAAGCCTCTGAAATCGAAGACATCATCTTTGAAACTTCTGAAGGCGCCTTCTCTGACGCGGACACCCAACTCCTCTGGCTCGTCTACGGCAACCCCACTCGCAACACCGGCCGCTTCCGCGAATGCTTCGAGGGTGGTGCCCACAACTCCATGTGGCACACCACCTCCATCGACTCCCGCGAAGTCCCCATAACCAACAAGAAGCGTATCGCGCAGTTAATCGGCATCTACGGCGAAGACAGCGACTATGTCCGCATCCGCATCCTAGGTCAATTCCCACGCCAAGGCCTCATGGAGTTCTTCCTCGCTTCAGACATCGATGGCGCAATGTCCCCCGACCGGGAGGTCTTCGTTGACGCATCCACACCTCTGGCTCTCGGGGTTGACGTCGCCCGATATGGGGCCAACAACTCTGTTATCTTCCCTCGTAAAGGACGCGATGCTAGGGCGATTGCTCGGAAGGTCTACAACGGCATCTCCACAGTTGAACTTGCCAACAACGTCTTCGACTGTTGGCAACAATGGCACCCCGATGGAATCTTCATAGACGGAGGAGGCGTAGGCGGCGGTGTCGTAGACAACTGTCGGGCCAAGCATCTCTACGTCACGGAAGTCCAATTCGGAGGCAAGGATGACATCACCGGAATCGTCTTCGATAACGCCGGGGAGCAATACGCCAACAAACGAGCGGCTATGTACGGCGCTTTGCGAAGCTGGGTTCGAACCGGTTTATTGCCGATTGACGCCGACCTGCGGAGCGCAATGTTGGCTATCCGATATACTTTCAACAAGCAAGATCAGATTATCCTCGTCCCGAAGGAAGACATTCTGGCAGATAATCCAGGCCTCGTCTTGGATGATCTGGACGCGCTTGCGTTGACCTTCGGTGGGCCCCTCGCTGCGCACGCTCATGCCGGAGGCGAAGGCCCACGCCAAGAACTCCACGTTACCGAATACGACCCCTACTCTGCTGAACACATGGGACACGCAGCATGACTCCAGATCAGCCCCAACAAGCCCTTCCCCAACTCCCTGCGGCTCCGCCCCCACCACCGGTCTTTGGCCAGAACCCGGTCGGGAAGAAGCCGGGCCAGAAGTCCGCCACCCCCTCGTTCCTCGGCACGCAGGCCCTACCGGCTCAGGGCTCCTCGGCGCCAGCCGCGCTTCAAGGAATGAAATGATGCCTCAAGCTCCCATGCTCCCTCCAGAGATGATGGCCAAGACCGGTGCCGGAACCGGAGTGAGCCCGGCTAACTTCCTAATGGCCGCGGCTGATATGGCCAAGCAAGGCCAATTGCCCGATGCCGCACAGGGCCGTTCCATGCCATTTGGCCCCATTCCGCGAATGCAAACAGGCGTAGCGCGTGGGCGCAGAGCGAAGCTACAGGTATTGAAATGACCCCTTCCAGCACATCGACTGAGCCGCATTCACGTGGCCCGATCCCTGCTCTACTCCAGAGGAAAGGCAAGCCAGTGGCCGGCATTCACTCCGGTCCAGCCATCCCAACTTGGCCCGATAAGCCACACCACTGCGACAATCGCGCAACACATCGCACTTCGCACCATTGGCAGGGAGGCATTGGTAACGGTCCTTTTGACTGCAATATCTCCCTGCAACCAAAAGGGAGCTTCGCCCGATGAACGCCCTCGTCGACTGGCGTCAGTTCCAACGAAACACCGACCTCGCGTCGGCTCAAGACCAGCGCTTGCGTTCCTTTCAGCAAGGCCGATTGCTTGGATTAAGAAATAATAGGTACAGTTGGTGGACCCACGGCCGCGAACTTGCCGATTACATCCTCCCTCGCCGCTACAAATGGCTCATCACCCCGAACCAGATGAACCGCGGGTCTCCCATCAACCAGCATATCCTTGACAGTACCGGAACCCTTGCTGCCCGCAACCTCGCTGCAGGGATGTTCTCTGGCACCTGCTCCCCCACACGAAAGTGGGTAGGCCTCCACGCTGGTCACATCGATACCACTCAGACAAGTCCAACCAGCTTGTGGCTCGCCGAGTGCGAACGCCTCATGTACCTGATCTTCGCAGAGTCAAACTTCTACACCGCGATGGCGATCTTCATGTTCGACCTCGTTGTCTTCGGCACCGCTGTCCTCCTCATCTACGAAGACTTCGACAACGTCATCAACTGCATCAACCCCTGTTTCGGCGAATACTACGTTGACATCGATGGCAAGTACCGACCAACGATCTTCTACCGTGAATTCACCTACACCATCGCCCAAGTCGTAGACGAATTTGGTTGGGAGAACTGCTCTTCTATGATCCAACAGTTCTACGATCGTCAAGACGGCGCGGGGCTAACCCGAGAGGTCATCATCGCTCATGCCATTGAACCTAACTCCGATCCGGAGAAGTACGGCATCCCCAAGCATTTTAAATATCGTGAAACTTACTGGGAATGGGGAGGGGCCACCAATCCCCAGAGCGGTACAAGTTCTCGCGGATTCCTTCGCAAGCGAGGATTTAATGAGAGAGCTGCTATCATCGGAAGATGGGACCTTGTTGGTAACGATCCATATGGACGTAGCGTTGGCATGGATGCACTACCTGACATCAAACAACTCCAGCAAGAAACCCGACGCAAAGCCCAAGGCATAGACAAAGGCATCAACCCTCCTCTCGTCGCCGACGTGCAGTTGAAGAACCAACCTGCCTCATTGTTACCAGGTGGAATTACATTTTTGCAAGGAATGATGTCCACCGGCAACGACGGCATGAAGCCCGCCTACGGCAATTGGAAACCAGACATCGCTTCCATAACCGCCGACTTGGAAGAGGTCCGCAAACGCATCCGCGACACGTTCTTCAACAACCTCTTCAATGTCGCTTCGCAATTCGAAACCCGCTCGAACATCACTGCAGTTGAATGGGACATGCGTAAGGCCGAATCCTTGATCATGCTTGGCCCAGTCTTCCAGCGCCTTTACAATGAAGTCTTCACCCCAATCATCGACCGCGTTTGGGGCATAATGGTTCGGGCCAACATCCTTCCTCCACCCCCACCAGAAGTGGCAGGGAAGAACATTGATGTGAAGTTCTCTTCACTCTTAGAGATCTCTCAAAACGCTGCTCAAGCCGGCTCCATCGAACGCATGTTCCAGATCACCGGGCAGCTCGCAGGGATTGACCCTGCCGCCATCGACAATCTCGATATCGATATGGCGATCGATATTTACAGCTCGCTGCTCAACAACAGTCCACGCATCATTCGCTCCCCCGCCCAGCTCACGCAAATCCGTCAGGCCCGGATGCAGCAACAGCAAGCGGCACAGCAGGCCGAGATGGCTGAGAAGTATGCAGGCGCTGCAGCTTCGGCCGGCCAGATAGACGTAGGCGGTGGACAGAACCTTGTCCAGAAGATG